TATTTTTGAAAAAGTTCGTTGGAAGAATTTTCTTTCAACAGGATTAAACAACAGTAATGCGTGAATTATATGTTGAAGCCTTAAATACGGAGCAATCTTAATGTATCAAATTGGTATTATCGGTTTTGGATTTGTTGGCAAAGCCGTATATTCTTCTTATTCTCCCTATTCATCTATTGATCCGAAGTATATTATTGATCCTTTTATTGATACCGCTAAAGGTACATACAAAGACATACAAAATACTGATGCTGTTTATGTGTGTGTTTCATCACCACAAAATGCTGATGGTACCTGTAATACCATTAATTTAGAAGATGTTCTTCATAAGTTAAAAAGTATTAATTATCAGGGGGTCATTATTAGTAAAGTGACTGCACCACCCGATTTTTATAGAAAAAAACAAGAAGAACATCAAAATTTAGTTTATGTTCCAGAGTTTTTAACAGCTTCTAACCATATTTTTGATTACTTGAATTCAAGATTTCATGTTATTGGTGGAAAAAATAAGGCATATTGTTTGTTGGCCAAAGATGTTTTAAAAGAAGTTTTTGGTAATGACATTAACTATTATTTTTCTACGATTGAAGAAGCGTCAATGATGAAATATACTATTAATTGTTTTCTGGCTACCAAAGTAATCTTTATGAATGAGATAAAAGAACTTTGTGATAAAGTAAACGTTGATTATGGAAATGTTAAGAAGTTGCTTGAGTTGGATAACAAAAGAATAGGTAACTCTCATACTCTGGTACCTGGACCTGACGGACTGTTGGGATTTGGTGGCGCTTGTTTCCCCAAAGATACGAGTGCTTTTTTAAAGTTTGCAGAAACACAATCTGCTGATATGACTTTGTTAAGAAGTGCTATTGAAAAAAATAATATTATTAGATGATTAAATTTGAAAAAGTTCGTTGGAAGAATTTTCTTTCAACAGGATTAAACTTTACTGAAATTAATTTACAAAGGTCTCCAAATACACTTATCATTGGTAACAATGGTGCGGGTAAATCTACAATATTAGATGCCTTATGTTTTGGTTTATTTGGTAAGCCATTTCGTAAAATCAATAAACCACAATTACTTAATTCCATCAATCAACAAGATTGTATAGTTGAGGTTGAATTTTCTATTGGTAAAAAACAATACAAAGTAATTCGTGGTATTAAACCAAATACATTTGAGGTCTATTGTAATGGTGTGATGGTTGACCAAGATGCCAAAGCAAAAGACTATCAGGAACACCTAGAGAAGTTTATTCTCAAATTAAATTATAAATCGTTCACTCAAGTTGTTATTTTAGGTTCTGCTTCATTTGTTCCATTTATGCAACTATCTCCAGCCGATAGACGAGCAATCATTGAGGACTTATTAGACATCCAAATCTTTTCATCCATGAATGGTGTTGTCAAAGAAAAAATGGCCATCATAAAAGATACCTCTACCAAAAACAAGTATGAAATGGATTTAACTTCTGAGAAGATTAACTTTCAGAAACAAAGCATTGAAGAACACAAGAAACACAATGATGCTGAGATTGAAAAGAAACAAAAAGATGTTTCTAATTCAGAAGAACAAATAACACAGTTAACTAAAGATATTGGACTGATTCAAAAACATATTGATGTATTGAACAGTAAGATTTCGGATCACATGGCCATGCAAAAAAAGAGTGGTAAATTGGTTCAGTTGGAATCTAAACTAGAATCTCGTTTAAAGAAGATTGAAAAAGAAGTAGGATTTTACCACGATAATAGTGATTGTCCTACTTGTAAGCAAGGTATTGACCAAGAATTTAGAGAAGAACAAATCACCACTTTAAACAATACTAAAGTTGAAGTTAATGATGCACTAACGGATATATCTAAACAAATTGCCGAAACAAGTGATAGAATTGATACGATACAGAAAATAGTTCAACACATACAATCACACAACAATGAAATAGTTAAACACAATTCAACCATAACAGCGGTAAATAGTTTTATTAAAAAGTTAAATGGTGAGATTAATGAACTGTCAAATCGTAAAGATAATTTAGAAGAAGAAAATGCCAAGTTAAAAGAATTACGAGCTGAGTTGGCTGTATTAATTACCAAACAAGAAACATTGGCCACAGAGAAACAATACTATGAATTTGCTGGCAACTTATTAAAAGATACTGGCATCAAGACCAAAATCATTCGTCAATACTTACCTATCATGAATAAATTGATTAATAAGTATTTGACTGCCATGGACTTCTTTGTAAACTTCAACATCAACGAATCGTTTGAAGAAACAATTAAGTCTAGGCACCGTGATGAGTTCTCATATGCCAACTTCTCAGAAGGTGAGAAGATGCGAATTGATTTGGCTCTATTGTTTACATGGCGACAGATTGCTAAGTTGAAGAACTCTACAAACACCAACCTATTAATTCTTGATGAGGTATTCGATTCATCATTAGATGGTGTTGGCACAGAGGAGTTTTTGAAGTTGATTCATGAAATGGGAAATGATACCAACATTTTTGTTATATCCCATAAGGGTGACCAGTTGTTTGATAAATTTAGGTCAATTATTAAATTTGAAAAGAAAAATAATTTTAGTCAGGTGGCGAAATGAGTGATACAATAGTCTTTGATACAGATGCAGCGGTACAAAATCAACCTATAATGCGTCAAGTAAAAACCTTTGCGTTGGTACCAGAAAATCATCCAGCACTACATGAAGTTTTACCAGAATTTGATTTTAGTAATCCACCAACAAGTCCAAATGAGTTTGCCTCTACATTGGTGGAAACCTGTAAATTAAACAAAGGTATTGGATTGTCTGCCAATCAATGTGGATTTAAACATCGAGTATTTGTAATGGGTGCTGGTGATGAATATGTGGCATTCTTTAATCCAAAAGTCGTTTCTATGTCTGATGAGATGGCATTAATGGATGAAGGTTGCCTTTCTTATCCTTTACTCTCATTAAAGATTAATAGACCAAAAGAAATTATGGTTGAATATCAAGACTTTAATGGCCAAATTAGAAATACCAAACTTGTTGGTATATCTGCTCGTTGTTTTCTACATGAGCTTGACCACATGAATGGAATAGTGTATACTAGTCGTGTAAAACCTCTAGCATTTGAAATGGCTATGAAGAAACGAGATAAAATGTTTAAGATGGTTAAGAAAATGCAAAAAAACTTGGCAAAGATTAAAAAATAATGGCAACACCTATTGAGTTTGTAGAAAAACAATGGCAAGACTGGCAAGATAAAAATCCTGCCGATAGCTTTGAACATATTGATGAAGAGCATATGAAGAAAGTCCTTGTTGAGGATTTAACATATGCTTCTCAAATGGATGTTCGTGAATATACTTTATATCAAAAGTGGTGTGAAGTGAAAGAGAGATATCCTGTTCATGAGGTATCTACATTATTTGGTAATGAAATTCAAATGGTTAATCCTCAACAAGAAGAACTAATTAAAGAAGTTAAATCCAATTTCTGGATGCCAAAAGAACCTGACAATTTTGATAAATTAAAACCTGTTATGGTTCTTTCAAATGGTCCTGATGCCGAAAGATGGAATGCCATTCGTACCTTTTCTTCTACAATGAAGAACAATTCTAATATTGGTCGTAATCTATTTTATGTTTTAACTGATGAAGTAACAGGCAAGTATCTTGGTGTTATCTGTATCTCCTCAGACTTCCTGGACTTGACTCCGAGAGATAACGCAATCGGATGGTCGAGAGATGTTAAGACACAGCAACACATGATTAATCACACGGCAATTGGTTCTACAATCGTTCCGTTACAACCACTTGGTTTTAATTACATGGGCGGTAAATTATTGGCATTGATGTGTTTATCTGATACAGTTCAAAAAGATTGGAAACGGCAATACGGTGATGTTCTTGTTGGTGTTACCACAACATCATTATATGGCAAAACTAAAGCTGGCGGATTATCACAGTATGATGGACTAGAACATTGGACACCTATGGGATTCTCCTCAGGTTCTGTTGCGTTTGAACCTAGTAGAGCAACCAAAAAAATAGTGTTTGATTGGATTAAAGAAAAACATACTCGTAAATATTTTGAATGGTGGGATGCCAAAAATCCACAAGGACTGCCACTCAAGCGTGACCATAAAAATCGTTCATTGAACTTTGCATATTCTAAACTGCAAATACCAAAAGAACTGATTCGTACCGAACATCAGCGTGGAATCTATTTCTCTCCTTTGTATAATAACACAAATGAATTTTTGAGAAAAGAAATCACAGAAGATAAACTGGTAAAGTCGTTTGATACCAGTGAAGAGGCTTTGAGTAATATTTGGAAAACCAAATATGCCAAAGGAAGAATTAGGCAATTACAGAAAAAAAACAATGTTTCATATGAAACACTTTTCTATGATGACCTAATTTATTTGTCTTGGGAAGAAACCAAGGCAAAATATCTGCCACAAGTTGGCAGATAAACAAGTATACCATCAATATGCTTGACACACACACATATATAATGATATGATGTGAGAACTTGCTTAAGGCAAGGATTTATTAACTTTACTATGGAGTATTACAATGAGCAAATTATCTGCTAAAGAAAAGATGTTGAATGCCTTACAACAACCTTCAGGTTACAACACTTTTACTGTCAAACAAGCCCAACGCCGTTTCGGCATTACCAATGTTACCGCCCGTATTGACGAACTCCGTCAAGATGGTCATGTAATCTACACAAACAAAAAAGTTGTAGATGGTAAGAAAGTTGCTTTCTATCGTATGGGTAAACCAACCAAATCTCTGGTTCGTGCCGCATACAAAGGTGGTTTTAGTTATACTGCCTAATAAGCTTTAGTAGGGAGATCCTCAAAAAGGACTCCCTTTTTTTATTCTCGGAGAACAAATGGAAATTTCAATTAAAAAAGAAGAACTACAAACAAAAAGCCTATTTGTAGCTACACCTATGTATGGTGGTATGAATCATGGTTTGTATATGAAGGCCTGTTTGGATTTACAAGGATTATGTTATCAATATGGCATACAAATTAAATTTTCATTTCTTTTCAATGAATCATTGATTACTCGTGCTAGAAATTATTTGGTTGATGAATTTATTCATCGTTCAGAGTGTAGTCATATGCTTTTCCTTGATTCTGATATCTCATTTAACCCACAAGATGTAATTGCTTTATTGGCACTTGACAAAGAAGTTTCAGGTGGTCCTTATCCAAAGAAAGCAATCAAATGGAAATCTGTTAAGAAAGCCTTAGAAAGAAAGCCAGATATGGAAGCACAAACACTAGAGAAAGTTACTGGTGATTATGTGTTTAATCCTGTTAAAGGCACCGCACAGTTTTCAGTAACACAACCATTAGAAGTATTAGAAATTGGTACTGGCTTCATGATGATTAAGCGTGAAGTGTTTAAGAAAATGGAAGAAGCATACCCAATGATTCGTTACAAACCAGACCATGTTGGCCAAGCCAATTTCGATGGCACACGATATATTCATGCTTTCTTTGATACAGTCATTGATACAAAAGATAGTATCGTTGGTGGCGGTTCAGACCGTTATCTATCAGAAGATTATATGTTCTGCCAGATGTGGCGTAAGATTGGCGGTTCAATTTGGTTGTGTCCATGGATGAGAACATCTCACATCGGCACATATCATTTCCAAGGAGATATGCCTGCTGTGGCTAATTTTGTGGGAGAAATGTAATGGTAATGAAAAAGTATGGACCTAGTGGAAAAGAAAAAACATATGGTTCTTCTTTAAATTCAGTTAAAGAATCACAAACGGCTACAACAGGTGGTCGTAAGTTTGATGGTGGTAAATTACAGTATGGTTTAATTCCACCTCTTGCACTTAAAGCAACAGTAGAGATTCTTACCTTTGGTGCAGAGAAGTATGAACCAGACAATTGGAAATTTGTTCCTGATTCCAAGCGTAGATATTTTGATGCCATGCAACGGCATCTTTGGGCTTGGAAAGAAGGAGAAATTAATGATCCAGAATCCAGTAAACACCATTTGGCTCACGCCATGTGTTGCCTAATGTTTTTGTATGAGCATGATGTTAAGTATTCCAAAGAATAACTTGACAATGTATTTTGAATGTAGTATTATAAAAGAACTTTTACATAATGGAGAATCAAATGAAGTTAACCAGTGAAACACTATCTGTATTAAAAAACTTTGCCAGCATCAATCAAGGCATTGAGTTTAAAAAAGGCAATACAATCCGTACCATGTCATCCGGCAAAACTGTTCTTGCCAAAGCCACATTGAAAGATGAATTTCCACAAGATTTTTGTGTATATGATTTGAATCAGTTTTTATCGGTTCATTCTATGTTTGATAACACCGAAATCGAATTTGATTCTAATCATGTGATTTTCAAAAGTGGTGCCAAAAAATCAACTAAGTATCGTAAGACAGCCAAAGAAATGATTGTCACCGCACCAGAAAAAGAATTGAGTTTACCATCGGTAGATATTTCTTTTTCTCTAACAAAAGAAGATTTTGCTGATATTCTAAAGAGTGCAGGTATTCTTCAATCGCCACATATTGCCGTTGAATCAGATGGTAATAAGGTTAAACTAACTACCTTTAATGCCAAAGACGATTCTGCACACACAAACTCTATTGAAGTTGCAGATGGTACAGGCATTAAATTTAAAATGGTGTTCTTAACAGACAATTTGAAAATGATTCCTGGTGCCTATGATGTAGAAATCTCATCAAAAGGTTTGGCTTCGTTCAAAAATAAATCAGTTGATATTCAATATTGGGTTGCAACTGAATCTAAAGAATCTAAATTTGGAGAATAATATGTTAGTATATTTTACAGACGCAACCAATCAACAACAAGTTGCCATTAATCCAAAATATGTTGTCGTAGTATTTGTTTTACCTGATGGTGATATGAAAGGCAAAACAGTGGTTGGATTAACCAATGGTAATATTGTTGTAGAAGAATCACAGATTGATGTTGTTGGTGTCTTACAAGGACAAATTGAGTAGTATTTTTGTTGTATATTATATTATGGAGTATGTGAAATGGAACATTTATTATGGGTCGAGAAATATCGACCATCTAGAATAGAAGATTGTATTCTTCCAGATGCAATCAAGGAAACTTTTCAGGAGTTCGTTAAGAGAAAAGAAATACCAAATCTTCTTTTATCTGGTACGGCAGGTGTTGGAAAAACAACAGTTGCTAAAGCATTATGTAATGAGATTGGTTGCGATTACATTATCATCAATGGCTCTGATGAGTCTGGAATTGATGTGCTTCGCAACAAAATTAAAAACTATGCTTCATCAGTTTCTCTTATGGGTGGTAGAAAAGTTGTCATCATTGATGAGGCTGATTATCTCAACCCTAATTCAACTCAACCGGCTTTACGGGGAGCCATTGAAGAATTTGCATCAAACTGCTCATTCATCTTCACTTGTAATTTCAAAAATCGTATCATTGATCCGATTCATTCCCGTTGTTCTGTTATTGATTTTAAAATCAACGGTTCTAAACCAAAAATGGCAGCACAGTTTTTTAAACGAGTTGAAAATATTCTTTCGCAAGAAGGAGTTACATACGACAAAGAAGTTGTCGCAGCCGTTATCACAAAACACTTTCCAGACAATCGTAGGATTCTTAATGAACTTCAACGATATTCAGTTTCTGGTTCAATTGATAAAGGTATGCTTTCTAGTGTTAGTGATATACAACTTGCTGATTTAATTCGGGCACTAAAAGACAAAGACTTTGCTTCAGCCAGAAAATGGGTCACTAACAATCTTGACAACGATCCAGCCAGAATCTTCCGTAAACTATACGACAGTTTATATGAATCATTGAAACCACAATCTGTTCCACAATTGGTTTTAATTCTTGCTAAGTATCAATATCAAGCCGCCTTTGTTGCTGATGCAGAGATTAATCTGGTTGCTTGTTTGACAGAGATTATGGTGGACTGTGAGTTCAAATAATGCCAGATTTATTCAAAGAAATAATACCATCCATACTAACAACTAAGAAGTCTGTAATACACGATGATATTGATGCAAAAGACTATACTCCTTTTGTGGTCAATCGTGCCTTGTCGTACCATATGGATTGTGTTCTATATGCCAATGAGATGAACCTTTATCCAGAGTTGGAAAAAGACCTTCAATATCAATATCTTCTAAATACCATTAGGTCAATGAAACGGAAATTTCAACCGTGGCAGAAGTCAGAGACCGATAAGAACATAGATTGCGTAAAGGCTTATTTCGGTTACTCTAATCAAAAGGCTAAAGAAGCTTTGCGTATTCTTAATGATGAACAAATCGCTGAAATAAAAAGAAGAACAGATAAAGGCGGAACATGATTAATATTACAGATTTGGTTGAAGTGACTTTGAATGAACAGGATGATTTCCTCAAGGTCCGTGAAACACTTACACGAATTGGTGTTGCTTCCAAAAAAGAACAAACATTATTCCAGTCGTGCCATATACTACATAAAAGAGGTCAATACTATATTGTCCACTTTAAAGAACTGTTTGCCTTAGATGGTAAACCAACCGATATTACCGAAAATGACTTGTCCCGTAGAAATGCCATTGTAAAACTATTGGAAGATTGGGGTCTGGTAACTGTTGTCAAAAAGCAACAGATTGAGAATCCACCACCTATTTTCCTCAGTCAAATCAAGATATTATCACATAAAGAGAAAGATGATTGGCAATTAGTACCAAAATATAATATTGGTAAAAAAACTCAGGACTATTGACAAGTAGTATAAATACTAGTATACTTATGGTGTGGTGCTCATCCGAGGCCACAGTTTTATTGACTAACTCGCTTAAAAACAAGGAGAACTAAGCATGACTACAAGTCTATTACCAAGTCTATTTGACTTTCACAAAACGTTGGATCCATTCACCGTTGGTTACGATAAATTCTTTAAGGATATTGAAGAAGTAACCAAAAACGTTGCCAAGAATGTTCCATCGTATCCCCCATACAATATCAAACAAGTAAGCAAAAACAAGTATGTCATTGAAATGGCAGTTGCTGGTTTTGCCAAGTCTGATATTGAAGTAACACTTGAAGGTAATAAATTGGTCATCAAAGGTTCTGCAAAAGAAAATGAACTTAAAGAAGAAGAAAATTTCTTATTTAAGGGAATTGCTAACCGAGATTTTACACGTTCATTTACATTGGCTGACAAAATTGAAATTGGTCAGGCTGAAATGGTAAATGGTATGTTGCGTGTATGGTTAGAAAATCTTGTGCAGGCTCAAGATACCATTAAAAAGATTACCATCAAGGAAAAGAAAGATGAGTAACTGGTGGCCCGTAACCGATGAGGAATGGGAACAGTTGAATTATCCAAAAAGTCGGTAAAAATATAGGGGGTTCTTGACAACCCCCTATTTTTATGTTATTATGGAATATATTATGAAAAAAGTCAAACCTAAATCAGTTCTCAAAAAAGTTCGTGCTAAAAATGGTACGGATATCTTCTATACTTACTCTCATTGGCCAATCGAAGAAATTGATGGCCAAAAATTTATTGCCGTTGTAAAACAAATACCTGATCCAAAAAAGAATCAGGTGGTTCATTATATGAAAAAAGATAGTATGGAGTATGTGAAATGAGTTTTCTAATTCAACACCAATTATTAAATAATCAAAA